GTAAACAGGTTCATACCGAATAGCTCATCACCCTTAAAGCCATCCTTAGTGTAGAATACCTTCTCGTCTAGCTTGCGTACTTTAATTCCCCCGCTGGGGTATACATACTCCTGACGATCAGAATAAGTCTGTACGCCAAAGTCTTCCATAGTCTTAGCTGTAATGCCTCGCATACCCACATAATTTCCACTGGCGGGGTCTTCTATACGTTTGGGCGTATAATCTATAACTGTACTCATACTACTGTCTCTTTCCACTACTGGGTACTTGTCTTTAGCCCAATCAAACATCTGGCTCTTCGATGGGTAACCTCTTTCACATGCATGGCATCTTCCGTACCCATTGCTATTGTAGCTAAAGGCATCGGAAGAGCCACACGACACATATGGACAAGGCTGGTGCGCTGTCTCAGTCATGCGGCTCTCTCCTTTTGTTAAGCTCTTACACTTTTAAAGTTAATCTCTTCTTGTTTTTCATGTATGGTGTCGGGGTCAAGGAAGGTATTTAGCCACTCTTCATAATACCTAACTTCACTATCACTCATCCCTTCTTTGAAGCTATCCCACTTCCCTTGCAGCCATTCAATACCTTTTGTTTGGGACTCAAGAAGATAACGTGCAAGTCGCTGCTCATTCTCCGCAAGTCTTAGCTTCTTTATAATAACCTTGTCTAATGCAGGTTTATCGCACATAGCTAAAAGAACAGCAGGTATTTGATTGCGATATGTATCTTGATAAGGCTTCATAAGATCGTCATTGAACCTAGCAGCTAAATTGCGGCGCTCCTTTGCCTCTACTGCTGTACGATAGCTGGAACCTGACCAACGTGCTTGCTTCATTTTATCCTTAAACTTTGTAATACCATTGCTTACAGAGCTATCATCGAAGGCTTTGAAAAGGGTTTTTTGAGTTGCTGTTTTCATTAGAAGTTCTCCTTAGTTTTTTGCATGTTAATTACGTTGGACTCGAAGCCTCTTAACTTTGGCAAGGAACCCATGATAATGTTCAAGGTTGGTTTTAGATTACCCTCAATATAATCTTCAATTTCATCTTCTGAGAGTTCATCTGCTGATTGAGTGCGTATCTCTTGAAAGATAGCAGAGGTTAGCTCTCTCTCACTTACTTCCCTACCTTGAGTATGTTTAAACATTATCGTATTAGTAACGACACCAAGAAGACTACTTGCAATCATACTTGCATCAGCCTTAATTACAGTAGTGTCGGGATTTTCTGTGTTTATTCCTCCTACATTGTTTTCACTATCATTATCTTGATCTGTACTGTTATTATTAGTGTTTGTATTGCTACCTGTATTAGATGTGTTAGGTTTATTGTCACCACTAGAATTAGAGTCAGGGTTACTAGGTTTGTTATTGTTAGGTTTATTTAACTCCTTCTGTTCCTCTTTCCACTTAGCGTACAGGCCACGAGTTGTCCGAACACGAGGGTGTTTATCTAGCATATCCTGATGTTGTTCAGGAAACTCTGCTGCCCAAATGATAGCTGCCTGATCGTCTTTACTTACGGTATTTCGCAAGTTTGGAAAGTTGCGACTAACCCATTTTCCAAAGTTTTCCTTGCTGCGGCCTTTACGACCCTCAAGTAATTGTCTCCCAAGAACCAGAAGGATTGTCTCACGTTCCTCTTCTTGGTTATCCACTAAAACTTGAAGGGCTTCCTCATGGTCCTCTTCAAGTTTTATAAGACTTTCAAGTGTGTTGTTTACACGACTAATAATTATAGCTTCACTATTATGACCTATACCACTTGTGTCACTACTTGAGTCTAAATCCAAAGTATTTTCTTCTTCATCTTCTATTAACATATTAACTCCTATTGTTGATACTTATGTCTTAACTTAAGTTAGACTTTCAGTAAAGGGACAATCACTAATAGGGATACAAACTTAAGTAAGTCAACATCACAAATTGTTACAGACCTTTTCAATACTTCTTGCTATTTGTTGATCTATAGCTTGTTTAGTACTTCCAACTACATCAGCTACCTCATCTAGTGTCATATCTTGCCAGAATCTCATCTTAAATAGTCTAAGCTCCCTTTCACTTAACACCTTCTCACAGATTGAAACGACATAATTCTCGTAGTCTGCCTTCTCATATTCCTCTGCATGGTCAGGTATAGATGACGAAAACTCTTCATAAGATACAGCCTCAGATGACAGAATGTTCCTTAGCCAGTTAGCCCCATCCTCCGACATATTACCTGTTTCTTCGTCGTTAATATCATGTGACAAACGCCTAGCTACGTTATGTTTAGGTATACTAACAGGTTGTAGGCTTAAGTTAATGTAGTCATGCATGGCTCTATTAGCCTCACGATATAGTTTCGCTGGGTGTACCTCTGGATCTTCAGCCCTTAACTCTAGGCAGACTATAGATCCCTCAGACACTAAGTCATCAAAGTCATTAGGTCTGTTATATTTGTGTGCTAACTTACGACACATGTTTATAAGATCTTCATTGCTTATCATAAGGGCTTCCTCTTAGGTTTGATAGAGGCTGATATAACCTCAGTCTTTAGGCATTGACCTATGGCATTCCTATCTAGGTCATACACAGGCTCATAATAGGCTGGTAGAGCGTCTCCACAGGCCCTAGCACTAGGGAAGATTGTCTTAGCCTGTAGGTAGTCACCATTTAACGTGTAGCTCAACACAAGGACAGTATAAAACAACATTATAGGTACTCCACTACTCTACCCGTATTCCAGTTCTTAGCTTCTTTCTGGGCTTCCTCACGGCTGTTAAATACCCATACCTCAGTGTCATATGTCCAAGGGTTCTCCTTCCTTACGAAAGTATATTCCCCCTTCTCAACCTCTATTTCCACTACATACCTACCCATCGCTTTTCTCCTTCTCTAAGCCAGCCTTGATTAATGTTACAAAGCCTACATCAAAGATAGCTGCGAAGGTTTCTGGGTCACACTCTACTTGCAGCGTAGCACTACCATCTTCATGCTCTTCTATATCAGTTACTTTGATTATATCACTCTTCATGGTTTATTCTCCTGCTGTATCTACGGAATCTTTTATTGTAAGCCCTTTTGATCTTCTTTACCTGTCCACTTCTCCAACGTAGGAACTTACGTGATTTACTTAGGGCATCATATTCATCACCGCCCTTCATAGGTATACGTTTACTCATCCCTTAATGCTCTCCACGACACAGGAAACAGGTCAATCATATTACGGTCAATTTCCCACGCTACCTCTGCTGTCTCAGCTTGTGTGTCAGGCTTGCAGCGTAGGTTACACATGTCAGCAAAGGCATCAAGGCTACCTGACCAGTACCACTCAGTCATCATGCTCTGTGGCAGTACCATACGGGCTTGCTCAGGACATACACCATTACTTAATAATTCTTGATAAGTAACTAGAGCCTGACCATGCGTCTCTTCTAATACATCCCCTACTTCTACAACACCCTCAGACCCTTGCTTCTTATCAGCACTACGTCCACGCCATACGGCAGGTACATAAAACTCTGGCTCATAGTCCACATACCTGCGGCTAATCTCATTCCATCGTAAGAACTTATGCTTGACTAATTGCCTAGCTACAAAGACTGGAGCCTTGATATGGAAGGATGCAAAGCAATGTCCGAATGGACTTATGTGTTTATGCTTACCAAGCCACCTAATAAGCTTTTCGTCTTTCTTCTTAAGGTGCTGCTTAAAACTGTAGCCATCAGACTCTTCATAGTCCCACTCACTTTTCTTACCAAAGCTTACCCGTGCAGCGTCAACTACAGTCAAGTCATTACCCATGCTACCTTTATATGTTACTTCAATACTCATTAGTACGGCACCTCTCCATTTCCATCACGGGGATCATTAAAGTAATCTTTAGCTAGATGTATAGTTCTAATATCTAAGATCTCCTCAAAGATTTCAGTAGTAGACTCTGGCTTAAAGAATAAGTTAAGGTCCAAGTTCATTTCCATATGGTTATCTGTCTCATTAAGCATCACACTTTCTCCCCATTGATAAGCTCTACCTTCTCAGCATAGAATGATTTCCATTTACTCTCTTTGATTTCCCATATTGGGATCTGTCCACGGGATCTCATAGCTTCACCTTGAGCTAATCCACGATCACTACCTACGATCTTGCTGGTAGGCTTTAAGAGGCCATTGACTACACGCTCAGAGCCATCAGCCTTGATGAATGTTACAGTCACGATCTTAGTGCCTTGGGCCTCTAACAATTCTAGTACACGTTGCTTCTTTTCCATTACTTCTCTCCTTTGATTCTTTTCTATAACCACAGTTACATTTCTTACTGCTCTGGTCAACCCTCTTTTGTACTTTTCTGCTTCTGTATTATTATTAACCAGTTTCCAGCAATTCAATTTCCCATCGGGGGTATATACACTACAGCGTAACATATTCATACTTCTCCCTATATTCTACAGTGTAGTCTTTTCTACTGTAGGGGCTGCGACAGTTATAGATAAAGTCTTGAGCATCACATTCCAATAAAAATAGAGCCACGACAATACCATCTTTGTTTACTACACAATGCATATTACTCTTCCTCTTCATTACTATTGATATATTCCCATTCCTCTTGACCCTCTTGGCATACAGCACAGATAGTATCATTGTCACCATGCATTTCCTCGAAGGTCTTGTAGAACTCACAACACTCACAAAAGTATTCTCTGCTCATCTTAAATAACATTATGATTCTCCTACGGCTCTTTGTCTAACTGATTCATACTCTACATCATCCAGCAAGTTAGTCAAATGCTTTTTAGCTTCTTTGATGTCATCCTTTAAACGATCAATGTCATTCTTAGCATCTTCCAGATACTCAAAGAGGCTGTTAATCTTATCCTGTTTAGTCCACGACATATCACCCTCGCAGGTATGGTTATAGTTGATCCCACGTTCAGCATCATTGCGGTATTCTTCAGCACGACAAACAGCAGTTTGTAAATCACTTTCGATGTCTCTGATCTGCTTAATAATATTTTCCATTGGTACTCTCCTCTACTATCCAATTTAGAATCACCCTACTAATTTCCACTGGTGGGGTCAACTACTAATTTCCACTGGTGGGGTCTATATTTCCTAGATTCGTTCCTGATTCGTTCCAAACTACCGATTCGGATATGTCCAAAATTACTGTCAATGGCACAAAAGGATAGTTGACAAGGAATTTCGGATAGAGCACGTAGTGCGACGCCCTTCGGGCTAAGTGTGACTTAAATACAACGATTCGCAACAAAGATTCACTTGACACAAGATTCTGCTGTACGAATCGGACTCGAGTGTATAACGCAAGCGAATCACGTATTCTTGAGTCTTTTAGTATGGTATTTTGAGCTGTCATGATTCGTTTCTGACAGATTGCATTCTGTGCTTGTCAAGTCATAGCTCCTATGCACTCAGCGCATAGCTAAAATAATTTATAAAGAGTGCATTTTAGGGCTTGCGAATCACGTTCAGATAGCGCATAAAGATTGTATAGAAACGATAAACACAACAAAACTGGAGTCTTAATCATGACAAATTATAGAACCTATAACCGCCGCCCTAGTATTCAACGGCGCAAGATAGCACAACGGAATCGGATCATTGTTGAATCTGTTATCGGTGGAATCTTGTTTTCAATCTCAATCTTTGGCCTAGTCTTTCTGGCCTATGGTCTATCAGCGTAGGAGTCTTAATCATGACACGTAAAACAATTATTCTCTATCGTGGTCCTAGCCTTATAAATGGGCAACCTATCGTAGCGCTTGCTCAATCCGACTCCAACAATGGCAAGACGGGCGATATGATCCAGACGTTTATTCTAGATGACTCTGGAGTCGATCCCGTAACGGCCTCACGTACTGGTCAAGACGAGTCTATTTGTGGAGATTGCCCCCATAGAGGAACCCCCAACAACAACACCAAAGGACAAGCTACAAACCGCACTTGTTACGTGACTCTGGCTCATGCCCCCCTAGGTAAATGGAAAGCGCTTCAACGTGGTGCCTATGGTGACTCCGTTGCCACACGACAAGAGATAGTCGCATTCGGTTCTTTTCGTGGTGTACGTCTTGGCACGTATGGCGACCCATGCGCCGTACCAAACCACGTTTGGGAGTCTCTTATATCTAGGGCAGAATATTGGACCGCATACACGCACGGGAAAGTGAACCCCATGCCGCAACATATCATGACAAGCGCAGATAATGCGACACAAGCGCAAAAGGCATGGTCTAGGGGTGAACGTACCTTCAGAGTCATTGCATCTCTACAAGACGTTATCAAAGAGAAAGAGACAGTTTGTCCAGCAAGCGAAGAAATGGGAAAACGTGTACAATGCGCAGCGTGTAAACTATGCGGTGGCGCAAGTGTTAAAGCTAAGTCTATTGCCATTGTGGCGCATGGTACAAGCAAGAACAAAGCTAAACAATTAATCAAGGAGTCAGCGTAATGATGAAACGTAAATGGCAATCAGAGGACGTAATAGAGGAGTTTGACTCTAATTGGTCAATTACTATAGCAGAGCTTGCCAAGCGTAGTGGCTGGACCATAGCAGAGCTTAAGAGTCTACTTATGAGCTAAACTCTTTCAACAGAACGACTCCCCAACTGGACTCTGGCTTAGGCTGGAGTCTTTTTTGTTTTGTAGCAATGGTTTAGATTATCCGTTATTGCGAATGATTATCATTATCAGGTAGGTTATTACTTGCGAATGATTCTCAATAAGCCTGCCGATTCGCCCGCCAAGCGCTAGTTTTTTCTTTTTGTCAACCCTAGATCACAAATTGTTTCAGTCTTGTAACATTAGATCACATTTTTATACTAGGGGGTTGACATTTGCTGGGACCCTCTGTATTATACGCAGGTGATTCGGTTGGGGGCTGTTTCCACCCACATCTACAACATAAGAATTTTACTTTGACCCTGTATCTACTGTGGTATTTATACAACAATATACGACATGCGCTACCTTCTAGAGTCAACTACACAAAAAAAAAGAATCGTTAGTAATCAACAACATATAAAATAGTTTAAATACTTGTGTTGACTTATTGTAAAAAGTATCCCTATAGTATAGTAGGAGCTATACTTAAGTATATACTTAAGATTCCTATCCTCTCAGTTTATATATACTTAATAGAATAAGAGACTTAAGTTTATACTTAAGTATAGGTCACATGAGCGTACATGATAAGATCCCTTATAGTGAAGTGATAGCCAAGAAGGTTAGAGAAGGTATTCGTAGTGGAGTATCTGTTAAAGATATTTTGTCGTCTATCCAGAAGTATCAGAACTCACCTTCAAGTACAGCTACCTTCTATAAACTATATGGTGAGGACATAGCTGAAGAGAAGGCTTCTATTGTAGGTGCTGTAGGTTCTGTCGTTGTACAGCAAGCATTAGATGGTGACTTCAAGTCTCAGGAACTCTTTCTTCGTAGTAAGGGNGGTTGGTCGCCNACATCTACAGTTAATGANGTNGATCANGTNGAAGACCCCGATGTAGATGAGTCAGCTATAGACTCCCTGATGACCNTATTAGGTAAGACCCGCACAGATGATAACAGCCCAGACGCTTAGGGAATTACCAGACTCTGATGTAGCTGCACTATTAGAAGAACTAGGTCCNAAGAAGACTGAAGAGTTACAACATAACTGGGAATTTTGGGCTAGACCTGAGCAGTTAGAGCCAGAGGGTATATGGAATGTTTGGGTTGCACTTGCTGGTCGTGGCTGGGGTAAAACCCGTGCAGGTTCAGAGTGGGTCAGACACAGGATCAAGAAGGGCGATAAGATTGTCCATTGTGTCGCACCTACTAAAGGTGATGTTCGCAGGGTTATGGTTGAGGGTGACTCAGGTCTACTCAATGTCTGTTGGAGGGGTGATAAGACATATAGGGGAAAGCATATCGGATTTCCTACTTGGTCGCCTACCAACAATACTCTGACATGGGAGAATGGCTCTAAGGCAGTATTCTTCTCCGCTGAAGACCCAGAGAGATTACGTGGGCCACAAGCCTACTCAGCATGGACAGACGAACTCTGTGCATGGAGAAATGCCCAAGAAACTTGGGACATGCTTCAGTTTGGTTTACGTTTAGGTAAGCGTCCTCAAGTATTTGTAACGACGACACCTAAGACAACCAAACTGATACGCACAATACTAGACGACGATAAGACTACCGTTAGCAAAGGGAGTACCTATGATAATGCAGCCAATCTAGCAGATACCTTCTTAGATGCAGTAAAGAAGACTTATGAGGGAACAAGGTTAGGTAGACAAGAACTATATGCAGAAATACTTGATGAAGCATCTGGCGCATTATGGAATAGACAACAACTTGCTAAGTGTGAGATAGACAAGGATGACGTACCATCTCTT